CAATCAGACTCCCAACTGGCAAAATGTGATTAGCGGGAACACAGTGACTTGGGTTCAAGTCCTAACGTAAAGGAAATAACATGGCAAGCACCTATTCAAGTAACCTCAAGATTGAGCTGATGGGCACGGGTGAGAACGCGGGAACTTGGGGCACCATCACAAATACCAACTTGGGTACAGCCTATGAGCAGGCCGTCATTGGTCTGGGCAATCCTGACTACACGTCTGATGCCAATCTGACCATCACCCTCACCGACAGCAACGCCTCACAAGCAGCGCGTTGCTTGGTCCTTAACGTGACCTCCGCGTTTGGTTCGCTCACGCAGACGCGCGAGCTGATAGTTCCTACCATCCAGAAGCAGTACATCGTTCAGAACAACACGACCGGTGGCCAAAGCATCACGGTTAAGACTTCTGGCGGCACTGGTATCACTGTTCCAAACGGCCGCAAGGCGCACTTGTATGTGGACGGCACGAACGTCATCCAGATGTTTGACTTTGTCGACATCAACGGCGGCACGATTGACGGTGCAACTGTGGGTGCTGCTTCAGCTTCTACCGGTGCTTTCACTTCCCTCACCGCCTCTGGCGCGACCACTTTGAACGGTGCGGTTGCCCTGGGCGACGCAGCTGGTGACTTGATCACTGTGCCTGGCACTGTGAACAGCAACTTGCTGTTTACCGACGCAACGTATGATATTGGCGCTTCTGGCGCGACGCGTCCTCGCGATCTGTTCTTGTCTCGCAACTTGACGGTTGGAGGCACGTTGACGCTTGCTGGTGGTGTGAACTTGAACGGCAACGTGACCGTGGGCGACAGCTCTGCTGACACGCTGACCATCAACAGCACGATCACCAGCAACCTGATTTTTACCGACAACACCTACGACATTGGTGCCTCTGGTGCAACACGTCCTCGCAGCTTGTTCCTGGCCGGCAACATCACCGCTGCGGGCAATCAGACGCTGACCGGCGCGTTGACCGTGGACAGCACGACTGACTCCAGCAGCACGACCACTGGCTCGATCCAAACGGACGGTGGTGTGGGTATTGCCAAGGCGCTGTTTGTGGGAACCACGGCCAATGTGGCAGGCGTAGCCACCTTGACGGCCGGCGCTCTTATCCAAGGCCTCACAGTAGGCCGTGGTGCAGGTGCTGTGTCGGACAACACCGTAGTTGGTTCAGGCGCTCTTGCTGTAAACACAACGGGTGCAAGAAACTCCGCTTTTGGCAATGGCGCTCTAGCCGCCAATATAACAGGCACTGACAATGCCGCTTTTGGTCGTCTTGCGTTAACTGCTAATACTGGAAGTGGTAATAATGCTTTTGGTAGTGCGGCTTTATACAGCAACACGACAGGCGGTACAAATCAAGCGTTTGGCGATGGCGCACTTTTTAATAATATTTCAGGTTCACGCAACGTAGCAGTTGGCGCTTCTGCTCTTTATACAAATACTGCTAACGACAACACGGCTGTTGGATATTTTGCTCTTAAATTAAATACTACAGGCTCTCAAAATATTGCCGTTGGGCGTGAAGCCCTCCAAGCTAACACCACAGCAGGCAATAACACTGCTGTAGGTTATCAGTCGATGTATACAAACACGACTGCGGCAAACAATGTGGCGTATGGTTATCAATCGTTGTACTCACAGAATAGTGCTACCAATACCAACAACACTGCATTGGGGTATCAGGTTCTTTATGCCAACACAACTGGTGCATCTAATGCAGGTGGTGGTTATGCCGCCTTGTTCCAAAACACCACGGGCAGTCAAAACACCGCCTTTGGTATGTCTGCGCTTCAAAACAACACCACAGCATCAAACAATACGGCTGTGGGTTATCAGGCGGCATATACAAACACAACTGGTATTCAAAACACAGCAATTGGAAATCAAGCGCTGTACACCGCAAGCACGGCTAATAACAATACCGCTGTTGGTCACACGGCGCTCTTTTCAACAACCGCAGGTGGTAACACGGCGGTTGGTATAGCCGCTGGTTATGCAAACACCACTGGAACAGACAATACTGGTGTTGGTGTTCTTTCGCTTCGGTTCAATACCACAGGCACTAATAATGTGGCATTTGGATACCAAGCCCTTTATTCCAACACCACAGTATCTGGCAACACTGCGCTAGGGTTTCAGGCTGGCTATAGCAACACTACAGGGGATTACTTGGTTGCTATCGGCTACCAAGCAGGATACAGCAATACCACTGGACGTTTTAACGTAGCGTTGGGTAGGGGTGCGCTTTACACAAACTCAACGAGCAATGACAACACTGCTGTTGGGCAAGCCGCATTAAACCTATCAACTGGCTATGGAAACACCGCTATAGGCTCCAATGTTCTTGGCGTTAACACTACTGGCGCAAGTAATACTGGCGTTGGTAATTCCGCTTTTGCAAGACACACCACTGGCTCAAACAACGTAGCAATTGGAGAAAGTGCGCTTGCTTTTAATACCACAGCATCTGGCAATACAGCGGTTGGTTATCAGGCGGCTTATGCAAATACAACTGGAGATGAAACTGTTGCAGTAGGCTATAGGGCTTTATATAGCCAAACTACGGGTCGCAATACTGCGATTGGATTTTCTGCTGGTTTAGATATAACCACAGGGACGTTTAACACACTGATAGGTGGAGAGGCAGGTGAAAACATTACTACAGGCGGCTCCAACACTGCGCTGGGTACTCAAGCACTTCGCTTCAACACCACAGCCTCAAACAACACTGCTGTAGGTTTTCAGGCGGGGTATACGAATGTCACGGGTGCATCAAACGTCTATGTTGGTGGCGGTGCTGGAAGCCTTTCCACTGGTTCATTTAATACCTTTGTGGGTCAAGGCGCAGGTCTAAGCACCACGACTGGCTCAAGCCTTGTGATTATTGGACAAGGCGCTGGTACAAACGTAACCACAGGAACGTACAACGTCTACATCGGTGAGGCGGCAGGCGTTGGGGCAACAGCCTCAACAAACAACACGGGCTCCTACAACGTAGGAATTGGTGGGGTTAATAGTTATGCCAACACCTCTGGGTCAAACAACGTGTCTATGGGGCACGAAGCCCTGCGTGCAAATACAACGGGCTCAAATAATATTTCGCTTGGCTCTCAAGCACTGCGCCTAAACACAACAGGTTCAAACAACACGGCTGTAGGTTATCAGGCGGCGTACAGCCAAGTTACAGGAACAACAACTGCCGCTTTTGGTTATCTGGCGTTGACTACGGCTACAGCCTCAGACAACACTGGAATTGGGGCGCGTGCGCTGGAGTTATGCACTACTGGAAACGCCAATACAGCAGTTGGCTATTACACCTTCAGAGGTCTAACAACAGGCGCAGGCAACCTTGGATTTGGGTCTGTTAATGCGGCCGGTTCGGATGCGCCTGTGTTTAACGTGACAACGCAAAGCAGTCGAGTTGTGATGGGTCATACGGGCGTAACCAACGCTTATGTCCAAGTGGCATGGACAGTTGTTTCTGATTTGCGTGACAAGATTGTTCTTGGCAATGTGCCGCTTGGTTTGGATTTTGTTCGCAAACTCAAACCAATTAAATACCAGTTCAAAGAGACCCGCGAAAGCGACACACCACATGGTGTTGTCAAATACGGTTTTGGCGCACAAGATGTTTTGGCTGAAGAAGGTGAAAACCCTGTAATTGTGGACACCGAAGTAGCGGAAAAACTGAAGATTACAGACTCACACATGATGCCTGTATTTGCAAACGCCATCAAAGAGATGGCAGATATGATTGACCAACTCAAGGCAGAAATTGCCGCACTTAAAGGAGCCTAACATGGCAACAACTTTTACAACCCGCATCACAGCAATGTACACCCTGCAACAGCCTGACCCTAACTATGTGGTCAATGCTTTGTGGGAAGTCACTGGCGTAGATGGCACTAACACTGCCTCTATCGGTGGCAATACGCAGTTCAACTCTGCTGACCAAGTGGGTGCATTCATCCCTTACGATCAGTTGACAGAAGCCACCGTCATTGGTTGGATTCCTGAGTCAGCCATTACAAGCGCACAGCAGTGTGTGCAGGGACAGATTGACTCAATGATTACACCTCCTGTTAGCCCTGCAAATACAGCACTGCCCTGGGCACCTGCGGCATAATGTTTATGGGGTTCCATCGCTGCCCCATTTCAGCGATGCTTTGGAGAAAAATCCATGAATGAAGAAGTGAAAATGAGCCTGCAACTCGTAAACGGCATCCTGCAATACCTGGGTACTCGCCCCTACGGCGAAGTGTTCCAGATTGTCAACGCCGTCCACGCTGAAGTGCAACCCCAAATCCCAATGCCAGATATGGCAAAGACCGATGAAGCTGCAAAGCCCGTCACGGACGCTGCCTGACGGCGGCATCGAGCCCGCACACGCCGTGGAAGTTCTCTGCGGTGCGTGCGGCTACGACCTGGATCAGTCCGAAATCGACGCAGACACCTGCGCCGATTGCGGGCAACCACTGAACTTGCAACAGTCAGTGGCGATCGAGATCACGACGGTCCCTGCTGCATCGGGAGCAACTATGTGAAGTAGCGGACATGGACAAGCTAACACCTGACAGCACGGTAGACAAAGTACTTGCCTACGTCAACAGTCCTTTCCGCTTGTTTGCGCTTGTCCTAATGGCTGTGCTGGCCTTTGCAGGGTACTTCCTATGGACAAACCAAGAGTTTTTGCTTGGTGCGTACAAGGAGGCACAAAAGCAGCCTAGCATTGCCAAAGACCGTGTTGAAGACGCAGCAGCGCATTTGTTCAAAAACACCAACGCCACGATTGTGGCGGTGTTTAAAGTTAACCCCATGTTTGGAACACGCACCTTGCATCGTGCTTATGCCAAAGATGGCAGAGACAAGACCAATGATGGGCTGGACGTTGGCTTGTTTACACAAAATGCAAGCAACAACGCGGATGTCGTCAGGTTGATGGCAAACGAAATTCCTTGCGGCCCGTACTTGACAGCGCAATCCGAAATGGGCCTGTGGTACATCAGTAAGGGTGTAACTTTTACCTGTAGAGTCAGCGTGCCGCCAGAGCCAAGCCGTTTTGTCGGACAGATTACTGTGGGCTGGGACAAGGAGCCCCTAGATATGGAAGCGGCTCGAACGATGCTCAGTATTGCAGCGTCCATGCTATCAAGGAGCAAAGAGTAATGGCACAGTTTGAACCAGCATTTGAGCAGATGATGCGCGATGAGGGAGGCTACGTCCTTCATGAAATTCCTGGCGACACGGGAGGCATGACTTACGCAGGTATTGCCCGTAACAAGAATCCACAGTGGCCTGGTTGGGCACTTGTGGACAAGAAAGAATTCGGTGGCTCTTTGACCCCCATGGTGCGTGAGTTTTACCGCATTGAGTTCTGGGACAAAATGCGCGGCAACGAAATTACCAACCAGGAAGTCGCAAATTCTATTTTTAATTTCGGCGTCAATGCAGGCATGGGCATGGCCGTGAAGCTGGCTCAGTTGGTCGTTGGAGCCACACCTGACGGTGGTATTGGGGCCAAAACGGTCGAAAAACTCAACCAGATCACGGATGGACAGCGTTTTAAAGAATCCTACGCTTTGGCAAAGATTGCCCGATACGTTGAGATTTGCAACAAAAATCCCGTGCAGGTTAAGTTCCTCAAGGGCTGGATTAACCGCACTTTGAAAGGCCTGGCATGAGCTTACTGGCTGTTGGATCAATTATTGAGGCCGTGGGCAAAGTCGCAGGAGACTTGATCACCACTGACAAAGAGCGCCTGGAAATGGCGCTAGAAGAGCGCAAACTTGACCTTGAAGAAAAGCGCATTGACCAGGCTACCGATCTGGCCCAGATTGATGTCAACAAGATCGAAGCCGCGTCCTCTAACGTGTTTGTCAGCGGCTGGCGTCCTGCCATCGGCTGGATCGGTGTAGCAGCCATGGCTTACCAGTTCTTGCTCTATCCGCTGTTTCAATGGGCGTGGAAATATTTGCAGGCAATGGGCTGGGTCCCTGTGGGCATGGACCCTCCTCCCGTACTTGAAGCGGACCAGCTCTGGGTGATTTTGTCTGGCATTTTGGGAATTGCTGGCATGCGATCTTTTGAGAAAACTAAAGGCGTAGCCTCCAAGTGAGCCAAAGTTTCTTTTTTTTGAGTTAAGTGCGAAAATGCCACATACCACAAAACTTCTTTGATTGGAGCCTCGTATGAAAACCACGCCTGTTTGGGACAAAAAACGCCCTAAAAGCATTGGAAAACCCAAGGCTTTGACGCCTGCAAAGAAGTCTGCTGCGAAAGCTGCTGCCAAGAAAGCAGGACGCCCATACCCTAATCTTGTTGACAACATGCGTGCAGCAAAGGGCTAAAAATGGCCCTCCTGCGACTCTTCCTCAAACCCGGCATTGACAAGCAGAATACCGAATACGGCGCTGAAGGCGGCTGGGTGGACGGTGACTACATCCGCTTTCGCTACGGCCTGCCAGAGAAGATGGGCGGGTGGACAGAGTTCGGCAACACCCTGGTCAACTTTGTTGGCTCGGCCAGCGAGATATTTGCTTGGAATGGGCTTGACGGCGTACCCTACGCGGCCCTCGGAACAAACCGCAAGGTCTATGTGTTCTACGGCGGCGCGTGGGCCGACATCACCCCAATTCGGGCCACTGGGGCATGTACCTTTACCACCACCAACGGCAGCACCACGGTAATTGTCAACGACGCAGCCCACGGAGCAGTTGAAGGCGACTTTGTTACTTTTAGCGCCGTCTCAGGCGACCCAGGCGGTATCACCAATGCCAGCCTTACAAACGAGTTTGAGATTCAGGAGGTATTGACCAGTGGCACATACACTATCGTCTCCCCAACCTCGGCGACCTCCACGGCAGCGACGGCCGGTGCGGCCACAGCGACCTACCAGATCAACGTCGGAAGTGACATCAGCTTTGTAGACTTCGGTTGGGGCACTGGAACTTGGGGCTTAAGCACCTGGGGCACGCCACGGCCGGCGTCTTCAGGCTTGTCGTTGCTTGCCAGGGTCTGGCAGTTTGACAACTTTGGTGAGAATTTAATCTTGCAGCAGGCGGATGGCGGCATTTACGAATGGGCTCCAAGCTCGGGCCTCGGAACGCGGGCCACGGCCATCTCAGGCGCGCCCACCAAATCAAAGTACGCGCTGGTGTCTACGCCAGACAGGCACCTGGTGTGCTTTGGCACGGAGTCCACGCTGGGTGACCCGACAAGCCAGGACCCGATGTTTGTGCGCTTTTCTTCGCAAGAGGACATTAACGACTTTGTGGCCACGGCGACCAACACGGCTGGCGGACAACGGCTCACGGACGGTAACGAGATTATCTCGGCGCTGCGTTCACGAGGTCAGATATTGATTTGGACAGATACATCTATTCATGGCCAACAGTACCTTGGACCACCTTACACCTTTGGCTTCCAACAGCTGGGTGCCAACTGCGGCATCATCGCGCCCCACGCTTCTGCTGACGTGAACGGCGTGGCCTACTGGATGAGTAAGGACGCGTTCTTCGTGTTTGACGGTACGGTCAAGAAGATTCCTTGCACTGTGCAGGATTACGTTTTTGAAGACTTAAACATTGCACAGGCCACTGCTGTGAACGTGGGCATCAACACTCAGTTCAACGAGGTAACGTGGTTTTATCCGTCCCTCAGCAGTAACTACGTCAACCGTTTTGTGACGTACAACTACATGGAAAACGTCTGGTCAGTGGGCAGCATGGCCCGCACGGCCTGGACCGACATTGGCACGTTTGAGAAGCCCTTGGCCACGGAGTACGACCCCCTAGATAATGAGGCCACCCTCACCACAATTTATGGCCTCACAGCAGGCCGCAGCCACTTGTACAACCAAGAGGACGGTGTGGACGCCAACGGCGTGGCAATTGACGCCTACATATATTCAGGCTACTTTGACCTTGGCGACGGGGATCAGATGCTGCTGATGCAGAAGTTCATCCCTGACTTTAAGCGTCAAGTAGGAGAGTTGATAGTGCGACTACTTTTGCGTCCCTATCCACAGGCCTCTGCAACGCCAAGCTCCTTGGACCCTTATCCAATCACTCCTACTACACAGTTTGTCAGCACTCGCGCACGCGGGCGGCAGATTCAGTTGCGCATTGAGAGCGATGAGTTGGGCGGATGGTGGCGCTATGGCACGCTGCGAGTGGACGTTCAAGCGGACGGTTTGCGATGAGCAAGATCAACAACGTCCGCCTGCCCAACGCGAGCACTGGCGGCTACGACCCGCAACAGTTCAACCAGCTGGTGCGTTCGCTTGAGCAGGTAATCTTTCAGCTCAATAACACTTACACACCTGTTACCAGCGAAAACACCGCTGGCGCTGCAACGTGGATGGCCATGGGCAGCGGAGCGGGAGGCGGGTTTGCTGGTGGTATCCGTGGGTTCCAGAACAGCAACGGCATCATCTTGCCCCAGGCAATGATGATCTCGGACCAGGACCAGACAAACGCCAGCATCACGGGTGAGAATCTGTTGACGTTTGCCCCAGCGTTTTCCAACGGCATCAGCGTGGTAAGCGGCTCACAAATCAAGGTTCCTTGCGCAGGCCAGTACCTGGTGACATTTACCTTGCAGGTAACAAACCGCAGCAATACAGCCGCTGAATTTGAGGTATGGGCCAAGGACACTGGCGTCAACTACCCGTTAAGCAACACACGCTTTGACGTACCTGCTCGTAAAAGCGGCAGTATTTGGTCCCACATAGTCCCAGCAATTACTGGTATTTTCACTGTAGATGATCCCACCAACGACTACTTGCAAGTTGCCTGGTGGTCGGATAATTTGAACGTCTTTATTCAGAACTATGCTGCGGGCACAAGTCCCACACGCCCTGCCATTCCGTCGGTGATTCTCACCATCAACTTTGTATCGGCGAACTGATCATGGCAAACAAATACCTGCGCAAATACCTCACTCCGGCAGCTGCAACGGAGACAACGATCTACACCGCGCCTGCTGCAAATACGGGTGTTTTGTCCTCTTTGCGGGTGACAAACAGAAACGCCTCTACCACAGCTTTGACGGTCAACGTCTATCCGGCTGGCGGGGCTACTGCATTTTGTTTGTTGAAGACTTATTCACTGCCCACGAACCAGACTTTGGATGTTTTAAGCGGTGTGCCCTGTGTGCTGGAGGCAGCGGACGTGATTAAAGTCCTCAGTTCGATGGCGACAGTTGACTTTTACTTGTCCTATTTAGAGATAGACAGATCGTAATGAGTGGACAAAACTTGATCTTTTGTTGGATAATTACAGCCATTAACGCGTCCTTTCCCGGCGCGCGGCCCGTGAGGCCTTTGGCAAAAACTGGAAAGGACTATCATGGCAACTGAAGGAATCATGGCCTTGCCTCAAGGCATGGGCATGCAGGGCGAACAAGCCCAACAAGAACAACCGACCGTCACGAGCGCTGACTCCTACGACGCCGCGATGACTGCCCTTGGCATGGTCAATCCAGGCGAAGAAGTCGCGCTAAAAGAGGCCATTCGCCAAAACATTGGTGACCTTCAGCTCTCGCCTGCACAGCTTGACATGCTTATCCAGGTTTTTGAATACATCAGTCAAAACCCCAGCGAATATAAGAGCTTGCTCCGAGACTTGGTTCAGGCAGACGCCCTTGATGAAGGGGACATGCCAGAAGAATACGATCCTGAGTTTATTGGCGCGATGCTCGCGGTGCTGCAAGAGATGCGGCAGATGCAGGGCGCTGGTGCTCAAGAACCTATGAACATGGGTCCTACCGTCGAAGGCCTACAGCCCATAGGCATGGCCTCTGGCGGCTTGGCCGATGTTGGTCAGTACCTGGCTGCCCAGGGCCGCTACGGCGATACCATGCTGGCGCATATCACCCCGGAAGAGGCCGCGCTGCTCAAGCGCCGTGGCGGCTCGGGCACGATTAACCCCGTTACCGGCCTGCCAGAATTCTTTCTTAAAAAACTTTTTGGCGCGGTTAAGAGTGTCGTCAAGGGCGTTGTAAACGTCGTCAAAGACGTGCTCAAGAGCCCTGTTGGGCGTATCTTGGGCACCATTGCGTTGGCCGCTGTCCTCGGACCAGCAGGCGTGGGCCTTTCCATGGGCACTGCAGCAGGTCTCGCGGGCGCAGGAACGACGCTCATGGCCGGCGGATCAATCAAGGAAGCCTTGATCTCTGGTGCGTTGGGCTACGTTGGCGGTGGTGGCACGATTATGGGTGTAAATCCCGTGTCTGCTGTTGGCGGTTACTTGCCTGGCGCAGCCGGCAGTGCGTTGAACACAGGCCTGTCAACAGGCTTGATTGGCGCGGGTATCGGCAAGATCAGCGGCATGAGCACACAAGACGCATTGCGGATGGGCCTGATGTCTGGCGCGTCGGCAGCAGCGCTTCAAGGCCTGAAGAACAACACAAGCATGATGAATGAGCCGGTCTCGCTTGAGTCCGGTAATCAGCCTCCTGCCGCCCCGTTGCCCGGTGAACCGGGCAGCAATGTTTTAGTTGGTGGAAAGCCTGATATTACTGCTATTGAAGCAACAGGGCCCGCAGGCACGACAGGTACCGCACGCGACCTTTTGGCCGGCGGTAATCAGCAATACTCAGGTTCTGGCTTGAAAATGCCTGCAATGGGGCCGTCTGCCGGCTTTGACGCTGCAGGCAACTTCCGAGGCGATTACAGCTTGGCTGGTGCTCCTTCTGCTCCAATTCCTGGCATGGAAGGCGCGATCGGTACTGGCCTACGTGCAGGTCCTGCAATGACTGGTGCTCCTGGTATGGGAGACGCGTTGGGCACTGGCCTACGCGCCCCCGTAAGCCCTGCAACAATGGCAAGCGGCGCTGCCAACTACAGCCTGTCCAGCGTTCCCCAGGGCGCACAACCTACTGGCTTTATTGACAAGATGGTCCAGGGCGGCAAGAACTTGTACAACGAATACCTCTCGCCAACCCGTGCGGGTTTACCCGCAGACGCTGGCATCATCCAAAAATACGGTCCTTTGGCGTTGGCCGGAACTACCGCCGTAGCAGCTGCTGGCGGCATGAAATCTGAACCCGTAAACCAGAACCCTGCGTTTAACCGCAACTACACCGGTTCTGACTACATGCGGGATAACCCTGATAAATTCAGTGGTGGTCTTAGCAGCTACACCAAGCCTACGACACCGGACAACCCTATTGTTCCTACACCTTCGTATGGCTCAATTCCTATTGGATCGCCCAGCACTGTTGTTCCTATGGGCGTAACCAATAGCCCTGGTGGTGTTGCACAACCTTACAACGTAGCTGGTTTGTATGGCATTCCAATCATCTATGGTCCTGACGGACAGCCCCGTCGCATGGCCAAGGGCGGTGACGCCACAATGACGCAGTTCCCACGCAAGACGGGACCGATCAACGGCCCTGGCACAGGAACTTCGGATGACATCCCCGCAATGCTGTCGGACGGTGAATTTGTGTTTACGGCCAAAGCCGTGCGCAACGCCGGAGGCGGCAGTCGTCGCAAGGGTGCGGCTCGCATGTACAAGTTAATGAAGAAGCTCGAAGGCGGAGCCGTTAAGGGGAAATAAATGGCAGAAGAAACAGTCACCCAACAGATAGTCCGGGAAGCCCCGGAGATTGAAGCGTATAAGCTCAAGCTACTGCAAGAAGCTCAGAAGCTGGCCTTCAACCAGAGCGGTGGTCAAACGCTTGCCCAACAGCTTCCGGGCTATCAGGTAGCAGGCTTCTCTCCCGCTCAACAAGCGGCCATGAGAGCCGCCGAGCAGCAAGGTGTTGGGGCGTTTACGCCTTACATGACCGCTGCCAATCAGGCACTGGGCGGTGCGTACAACACCACTGCTGAAGCCGCTGACATTTTGCGCGGTGCTGACACCCGCAACCAATTCACCGATGCGCAAAAAGCCATAGGACAAGCAGCAGGTGCCACGGGTAATATTACCTCGGGCATTGGCCAGATCAACCAAGGCCTGGGCTATCTTGACGTGGCCGCGCAGCGTGCAGCAGCATCCGACACCACCGGTCAGTTTGGCGCGGCGCGTCAAGACATAGGCTCGGGCCTCGGAGCGCTGGCCACGGGCCAAAACATGGCAGCTTTGTCTAGCCAAGCTGACTTGCGTCCTGCAACGGCAGCAATCGCTCAAGGTATTGGTGGTTTGACTCAAGCCCAACAACTGGCCCTTGGCTCTGGCGGTGCAGACTTTAGTGGCTCTCAGGCTTTGATGCAGCAAGCTGCTGGTCAGCTTCAAGGTGCACAGCCCCAGTTTAACCAAGCCAACCAGCTGATTGGTTACGGCGTTGGCCAAGGCCAGCAAGCTGTTGGCATGGCCGCGCAAGCAGCTCGTCAGCCCGGCTTTGGCATGGCCCAGGGCGCGCTTCAAGCGGGTATTGGAGCAATCGCAGGTTCAGCAGGCGGTTATGACCCTCGTTCTGCGCAAGGCTTTATGGACCCATATCGTCAGCAAGTCATTGACGAGACCATGAAGCAGATGGATCGCCAGAGCATGATTGCTGGCCAAGGCCTAGCAGCGCAGGCGGTCAAATCTGGTGCGTTTGGTGGTGAGCGTGAAGGCGTTCAGCGTGCAGAGATGCAGCGCAACTTGATGGACCAAAAGTCTTCCACAATTGCCAATCTCTTGTCTCAGGGCTACAGCCAGGCGCAGGCGCAGGCAATGCAGGCATTTGAACAGCAGCAGGGCCGTCAAATGCAGGCTGGTCAAGGTATTGGCCAGCTCGGCGCACAGCAGGCTCAAGTGGCATCGCAGCAAGGTGGTCTGCAACAGCAAGCTGCTCAGTTGGCAGCACAACAAGCTGGTTTGGGTGTTCAAGCAGGCTCACAGCTCGGTTCCTTGGAAGCACAACGTGCGCAGCTTGGACAAGCCGGTGCTGGTCAACTGGCCAACATTGGTCAACAAGTGGGCGCGCAAGCCGCGCAGCAAGCTCAATTGGGCCAGGCAGCAGCAGGCCTGTATGGCAACTTGGCACAGCAGCAAGTGGGCGCTGGCCAGGGCCTCGGTCAGTTAGGCGTTCAACAAGCTCAATTGGGCCAGGGCGCAGCAGGTCAATACTTGCAGGCCGCGCAGCAGTACGGCAACTTGGCGTCTCAAGGCGGTGCATTGGCTGGCCAAGAGGCTTCAATCAACCAAAACATCTCCAACTTGATGATGCAGCAAGCCCAAGCGCGCAACCAAGCCGCTCAAACGGCAGCAGGCATCTACGGCCAGCAGGCACAGCAGTACCAGGGCCTTGGCCAGGGTATTGGCCAGCTTGCTTCACAGCAGTTTGGTATTGGCCAACAGACCGCTCAAGGCCTTGGTCAAATGGCCGGTCAGCTGGGTCAGCTTGGCGTGCAACAAGGTGCTCTGGGCCAGACGGCTCAGGCTTTGCAGCAGGGCGACATCAACTTTTTGTACAACGTCGGCCAGGCAGGTCAAGCGTTCAACCAGCAAACACTGGATGCGCAGCGCGCCAGCGAGTTGCAAAAGGTCTACGCACCGTATCAACAAGCTGGTTTCTTGTCAGACATCTACAAGGGCGCACCGTCCTCGCAGATGTCGACGGCCGTGGCAAGTCAGCCATCGGCAAGCCCGTTCCAACAAGCGGTCGGCATTGGTTTGGGAGCAATCTCAACTGCCGCTGGCGCGAAAAAAGCTGGTCTTTTCTAAGAGGTCAATATGAACAAAAAGATGATGCGCGAAGACGACGACATCGAAAACATGGGAATCATGCAAGGATTCATGGACTCCATGGCCGATGAAGGCGACGACGAAGGTGAGGGTGAAGACCCTGAAATGATGATGGAGCGTCGTCCTGACTCTCCTGAAATCTTGATGAACAACCTGCGGGGCGACATGCGCTCCGTTGACGCTCGTCGTGACGAACTGGCCGACCTCGTAGGTTACCAAGCCGCTACTGAGACACCTGAGCAGGTGCTTGCGATGCTGCAGCCTATTCTGGCGCAGCAAGGCGGTGGTGGTATTGGCGCGCTTCCTCAATCACAACCCATGGCCCAAGGACCACAGCCCCCGATGATGGGTGGTGCTCCTGGTATGCCGCCTCCTGGCATGCCCCCAATGCCTCCTGACGCTGGCATGGCTCCTCCTCCCCCTGATCAGGGCGGCATTGCTGCGCTGATGGCAAGCATGGGCGGCGGTGCTCCTGGCGGTGCGCCTCCTGGTGCTCCCCCTGGAGCGGGCGCGCCTCCTGGCATGCCCCCAAGCGACATGCCTCCCGTAGCCATGGCGCGCGGTGGGTACGTCCAAAATTTTCAAACAGGGTCTAGTCCGGCGGGTGTGACCCCTGTTGATGAGTCCAGCGCTTCCGAAAAGGATTTGCTGATGTACCCGCCTGAACTGGTTACAGCTGCCAAAGCGCAGATGAACGCCTTGTTGGCCCAAAGACCTGCGGCTGTGCCGACACTGGCAGAAGGCATGAAGACACGCTTGCCTGAATACCAAGCCTTGCTTGGCGCTGACAAGGGCCGTGGCAACGCAGAAGCACAGCTCTTGTTTGAGTTGGGCCAGCGTGCGTTCAATTTTGGAGCCAACACGGACGACCAAGGCCGCCCACTGCGTGGTAACTTCTTCGGTCGTTTAGCCGGCGCTGCCAAGTCTCTCCCTGGAGCCATTGGCAAGCACGTCGAGGCCATGAACAACATTGACCTGAAACTTAAGACGCTGGCATTGCAGGCGTCCGAGAAGGACCAGGATCAGGTTGTGGCACAGAACACCAAACTGCTGGACACCAAAGCACGTGTTTTTGGCGACATTTTGAGAGAAAACGCCAAGGTCGAAGCCCAAAAGCTCAAGGGCATGGGCACCAGCATCTTTGGCAAAGGTGATTGGGAATGGAACGTGGTCAACATGCCGGGCCTCACGGACAGATATGCCCAAGGCTTGACCACCCCTGAAGAAGACAAGCTCGTCGCATCCGCCATTACCAAGTTTAAGCTGCCTCGTTATGAGGATCGTACTGATCCAGTAACACGTGTTCCGTATACAGTGACAATTCCCGGAGTATTGCCTGACTTCGTGAAACAGGCGGAAGCTGCACGTGTGAAGGCAGGCAAACCTGGTGCACCTACTCCAGCTATCACTCCACCAGGTAGCCCCGTGCGCGTACAGGGCGGCTCCACGGCTGCTCCCGCAGATGGCGCGGCCCCTGCTGCACCGACTACGGACCAAGGAGCCGCACCTGCAGCAGCACCAGCGGCGGATGTGCCAACCGGTAAGCTGTCTTTGTGGAATGACCGATTCAAGATTGCAGGTCCTGCGGCTGCTGCTATCGCAACTGTTTCAAGCATCCCTGGCTTGGGTGACCCCGCAGCAAGCATTACTTTGGCACGTCAAAACGCCGAGTTGGATGCGGAACGATTGATTGAATCATTGCTTAAGAGTACTCAAGGTAGTGTGACTGAACAAAAGCGTTTAGAAAAAGTCATCAACATTCGCCCTTCTACCTTTACGGACCCGGATGTTTATGGCACCCGATTGATTGCGCTTGGCAATGCCCTTCAGTCGGGCATCAAAGAGTTTGATCAGCAAGGCAGCAACACATCTTCCTTGGCCCCTGCCGACAAAGCGAAAGCCCGTCAGAAAGCCATGGAGTACCGTAAGTTTTATTCTGAGTTAGGGCTTCCACGGGCGGTCTATAGCCAGGCAGAAGTTGATAAACTGGCTCCTGGAACTGAGTTTCTTTGGAAAGGCACAACGCCTCTTAAGAAAGACTAGGTATGGCAGAAAAAACAGACAACCAAGAATCAAGCATGCCTGTGGGGGCTTCTCCCATCGGAGGAACTCCAAGCACGCGCATCGTCACTGAGCCTTTTGCAGGGGATGATGCAGCACTGCCTGTGGGGGCTACTACCTCGCGCCCGACTCTTGGCCAACGGGCCACGGAAGTGGGCATTGGAACTGCTCAAGGTGCAGCGCGTGACACACCTGTTGTAGCTGGTGCACTGACTGGCTTTCGTATAGGCATGCCTCTGGCCACTGCAGCGGCTCCATTTATTGGGCCCTATGCAGGTGCTATTCCTGTTGTGACCACAGCTGCTGGCGCTGGTGCCGGTTTCCTGTTTGGCAGCGAGCTTGACCGTTGGTTCCCTGCTGTTGATCGTGCAGACCTAGTGCCTTACCGCGAAGGCGGCAAGACGTTTGGTTCTGCAATTGCCACGGCCCCCGCAGCATTTGGCTTGCCACTCATGACCGGCAACCGTGTGTCTAGGTTCGTTTCTGCGCTTGGCGAAACAGCGCGTCGCAGTCCTGTCGCCTTTATGGGCACAGAAGCGGTTACGGCTGGAACAATGGGTGTTGCAGGTGGCGCGTCTGAGTCGTACTTCCCAGGACAAACAGGTGTTCGCCTTGGGGCGGAGCTGACGGCAGGTGTGTTGACTCCTACCAAACTGCTTGTCAGCGGCTTGGACCTGGCTAAAACCGGCTTAAATTCAATAAAGTCGAGCTATGCCAATCGAACAAATTCGTTGGAATTGAAGTCTGCCAACATCTTGTTAGATGCGATTGAAAAGGCCGGTGAGGACCCTGTTGCATTGGCCAAGGCCCTGCGCATGCAGATTCCAGGCAGCGTGCCTACGCCTACTTCTGGCCAGAAAACTGGCAGCCGGGCCCTGATGGACCTGGAAAGCGCTCTCAGTGAGCACCACGCCCAGTTTGGCGGTGAGGCCAAACAGCAGGCCATAAATTCAATGCGTGCCTACCAGGCGCTCATCGACAAACTGCAAAGTATTGGCAACCCCGAGTCGTTGAAGATTGCTGCGCAGCTGCGTCAGCAGAACTTTGACAACATGCTCAATACGCGCTTGTCTGCAGCAGATGCCAAGGCCGCGCAGAAGATCGCCACGATCAGCAAGGACACGCCTGCTGCACGCGCTGCGATCGGCGACATCGTCAAGACCGAGACAGAGCTGGCCCTGCGCCAGGCCCGCGACTACGAAAGTGAGTTGTGGACCGCTGCAATCAACGACATGACAAAGCCTAATCTTGTCACGAAGCAGCAGCGTATTGACATGTCAGGCCCTAAGGCGCAGCAGATATTTGATCGCACTGGAAGATGGCCTCAGATTACCATCACCGATCAGGTGCTCAGGCCTCCCGTCATCAAGCCGCAGTCCACCGTCGACATTTTCTTGAACCGCGCTGCGAATGTGGGCGAGGCACTGTATGACGACGCTATTCCTGGTCCTGTGCGCAAGATCATGGAGTCGCTGCGTGTCGACAAAGACGCTGTGCAACGATTCAAGGCTGGAAAGTCTACGCAAGAGTTTTTAGACACCAAGCAAGTGCCCTATGGCTTCAAGCCCAACCCCAGCGAGATCGGTGTTGATGAGCTGGTGAACTACCGCTCCACGCTCCTGAAGATGGCGCGTGAAGCTGGAAGCCGTGGTGAGATGGGCAATGCCGAATTCTATGGCTCGTTGGCCGAGGGCATGCTCAATGATCTGAACAGCTTGAAAAATCCCGTTTTTGACCAGGCACGTCAGTACTCCAAGAGCCTGAACGACGTCTTCACACGTACCTTTGCCAAGACCGCATCTATCACCGGTGACACCACCCGTGCCGGTGCAGAGCGCCTGGCTCCTGAGTTGCTCGTGACCCGCGCTTTTGGCACCAATGCTGACGTGACTGCGCAGCGTATGGAGCAGATTGAAGAAGCGGTCAAGTTTGGCCGCACGCAGTACGACCAGGCAGTAGCGCAGTTTGGCAAAAACAGCCAGCAAGCCAAGAATCTTAAGCCCATGGCAGACCTGTCCGACACACAAGTTGTGTCGATCCAGGACGCACAGAACCGTGTGCTGCGCTTGCTTGCAAACGAAGCGGTCACTACCGTTTACGACCAGGCTAAGGGCACTTACGTTCAAAAGCTCAACACTGCCAAGCTGACAAAGTTTGCGCAGCAAAATGCTCCAATGCTCGAGAAATTGGGCATCATGGACGACCTGCGTGACGCAGCTCATGCAAGCAATTTGCTCACACAAGTGGCCAACCAAAACAGCGCGCTGAACAAGGCCGTCAAGAACCAGACAGCGTTTGCTCAAGTATTGTCAGTTGAGAACCCAAGCCGCGCCATCAACGACGCGCTGACAAGTAAGTTCCCTGTCAAGAACATTACCAACATAGCCAAGCTGGCCAGGGCCGGTGGCGGTGATTCGGTTGACGGCATGAAGGCCGCTTTGTACGACTACGCCTACACCAAAGCAGGCGGCAACTCTGGCAAGTTCAATATCCAGGCCTACGAAGACGCTCTCTTCAAGCCTATTGCACAGAACCAGCCTTCTATGGTGAACATCATGCGCTCAAGCGGATTGATGTCACTCACCGAAGTCAAGGACCTGCGCCGTTTGATCAACCCAATGGTGCGCATTGAGACAGCGGTAAAGAACAACATCCCATTGGATGATGTGATTCAAGGCGCTGATGCGGTCACTGACCTGGCTTTGCGCGTGCTGGGCTCACAAATTGGTACAGCCGCAGCCCCAGGTGGCCCAGGCTCCCTGATCGCTGCTTCTGCGGGCTCTAAGGCCGTTCGTCAAATCTTTGACAACCTGCCCAATGCCACTGTGCGTCAAATCCTGGAGAACGCGGTCAAAGACCCCGAGGCAATGGCCATTCTTTTGGACAAGGGCCGCACGCCAAAGCAACAAGCCGACATTGCCAACCGCCTGCTCAACTATCTCGGCAGCATGGGCGTGTCAGTGGGCAAGAGCGCTGTGACGCCCGCACTGAATTACGTCGCGCCTGAAGAGCCACGGCCCGCGCAACTTCCTGCAAGTACAGCTCGTGGCCCTGTGCCTCCAGGCATGGAACGTCTGTACTACGACGTGGGCAGCATGGACTTTAAACAGCCTCCTTTCACACCAGAAGGCCAGGCCGCGCGCCAGCTGCGTTTGTTGCCAGGCGACCGGAGAATTCCACCAAAGGCTCCAAACACGCGTGGTGTACCAGGGCTCACGGACCAAGCGCCAAAGCCTCCTGGCCAAGGTGCTGGTGGCAGCGGTGCTCCAACCAACGCCAACGCACGCTCGATGTTCCAGTCCCTGTTCCCGTTTGACTCGGTCAGTCCGATGGTGGGCGCGCCATCACAACAACCTCCAAAATAGTCTTGGTGGTGTTTATGGTCACTCAACCTCAGTTGAACAGCGAGCGAAAGCGCGCACCGACCGAAGCACCAAAGATGGAGTGCGTCCGATGGTCTTGGACGGGGGACGTTTACAACCGCAGAGTGTATTGTCTTGAGTGGCGTAAAAAGAAATGATCGATCCGATCACCGCTCTAACGGCTATATCGTCGGCGGTCGCCCTTGTAAAAAAGGTCGCTAAGACAGTCGACGACGTGTCCTCGCTGGGGCCGGTGCTGGGGAAGTATTTTCAAGCCAAAGAGCAGGCAATTGAGGTTGTCAAGAAAGCAAAAGCAGGCGACTTTAAAGGCTCTGCTTTGGGCCACGCCCTTGAGCTGGAACTTGCGATAGAGCAGGCCAAGGACTTTGAAAAACAGGTGCAGATGCTGTTTTTTCAGAGCAACAAAATGGACGTGTGGCAGCGTATTGTCAAGCGTGCCCAGCAGATGGAAATTGATGCAGCGCATGACGCAAGACGCCAGCGTGAGGCCAAGCGTAAACGTGCTGCAGAGATAGAGGAAATAGTCACCATCTCCGCTGCAGTCGTCATCACGTTAGCGCTCTTATTTTTCATCCTTTGGCTCGTGCTGCCCAAAGTTCGCTAAACGCTCCATCCACTCGGTCTTGAACACTTCCCAGGCCCGGCCTGCAATCGTGAACTCCTGCGTCGTCCCGTCTTGCACTGCAATCATCACCGCAGCGTAGTCAATTGACGTGCCGTGCTTCCAGTCATGCGCAACAGCATAGGCTGCCAGCTGGTGGAAGTAATCGGTGATGTACTCGTACCGCTTAGGCTTGACGGATTGCTTGAAGTCAATGATGGCCAACTTGCCACGGTACGTGGCCACCAGGTCAGTCGTGCCGGCGTAGCGGTCCTGGTAGTACAGGCCTACCTCAGAGCCGTGAATGGCAGAAAGCCCACCGAAGTATTTGTTGGCCAAGGTAAACGCCATCTCGTGGCCTTTCATGGCCTTCCAATCAGTGCCAAATTTCATCGCATCGCCGTTGATGATGCACTCAAGCGTCGCGTGCATGTTCGTGCCGATGTAGGCCGCTTGCTCACGTTGCCTGTCAGCCTCTGCTTGGCCCACGCGGTTGGCCCATTCCTTGAGCGCTGTCTTGTCTTTTGTGCGGTCCAGCACAGTGGTCACGGATGGCACATGTACACCGCTTGGCAAAACATAAACACGTCCTGTGGGCGTGTCGTCTCGCTCGAGCTTTTCGTACACGTAGTCGTTTGACCAAGGGATTAGATGAGCCATGTTTTGATCTCCTCTCCAAGAACTTGTGTTGCAATGTCAATCTTTGCACGCAGCGCTTTGACGATCTTTTCGTCCACTGTGCCCACGGCAATCAGGTCAATGTAGGTGACGTTTTTGGTCTGGCCAATACGGTGTGCACGGTCCTCAGACTGCAGCCTTTTTTCAAGGTCAAAACTGTTGCTGTAGTAGACCATTGTGTTGGCCGCTGTCAAGGTCAAACCGTAGCCGCCAGTGCTGGGATTGCCAACAAAAAAGCGCATCTCGCTGTCAGGATTTTGAAACTCTTCCAGCACACGTTTACGCTCGTCCATCTCGGTGTCGCCGTAGTACATGCCCACAGAGTTCATGCCATATTCTTTTGAAAGCGCCAGCTTGATAGCTTCAATGTCGTGTCGGTAATTGGCCCAGATGATGAGCTTGCCGTCTGTCTCTTCAACAATGGCAAGAAGCTCATCCATGCGCTTGTTTGGCAGCTCAATCACAGTGCCATCATCCAGCTTCACGTGACCACAAACAATCTGGTGCAGCCGCATGAGCTGCGTGAGCGCATTCACAGTGCTCACCAGGCCGCCGTCAATCTGCGCCATGGCAAAGGCCTTCATTTCGTTGTAGTACTTGAGCTGCTCAGGCGTTAAGTCCACCTCACGCTTGACGTAGAGTTTGTCGGGCAGGTCCAGGCATTCTTCCTTTTTCACGCGATACGCAAAACGGTCGAGCTTTTCTTTCAGCTCATCCAGGCGTCTGTATCCCACGATCTGTTTGAAACTGTGGGTGTTGAGCTGGCGCTCCACTGTGACGGCGTAGCGCGCCTGAAACACGTAGTAACTACTCACTTCTAAACAGTCGTCAGACAAGAATGCGCACTGCTGGTACAGGTCCATTGGGCTCTTGGTGACCGGGGAGCCTGTGAGGATGCGCCTGTACCGCGCGCCACGGCCCACCTTCTCAGTGTTCTTGCTGCGCGCTGACCCGGGCGTTTTAATCGTGGTGCTCTCGTCGATCGCCATCATTGCGTTGTGCACAAGCAAAAAGCGCTTGGCGTATGCAGTGCCCTTAGCAGTGCTGAAAGCCTCGACGTTCATCACCAGGATTTTTAAATCTTCAGTGACGGTGAACAGCTCATCCATCGCCTTTTGCTCGGCCTTTCTGGGGTTGGGCGACCAGATGGCCATGCGATATACGACGTGGTCGGGTAAGTGCTTAGGGATTTCGGTGTCGTACCAGTTGCGGTAAACACCTTTTGGGGCTACGATCAAAAACCCGTTGAGTTTGCCTCTGTCATAGAGCATCGCTACGTTGTTGATCAGCATAAAACTTTTGCCTGTGCCCATGTCGGCAAAGAGCGCAGCTACCTGGTACTCCCAGAAGCGCTGAAGGTATGCCTGTTGATGTACAAAAGGCTTGTTCTTAAACGGATAGGTAGATAAAAATTGGTCCATGTGTTCTTCTTTCTTGCAGGGGGTTGCAATTCCCTGAAAAGATAGTGTACACTGGTCCCTCGAATTCAGAAAGGAGAAATTCACGTGCCAAAGGTTTACGTTGTCTCAGAGACTACGCAACACAACATAGCAAGCGCTCTGGACTACGGCCAGATCGAAACCATTCTGCCGCCCAACGCGCAGATTGCTTTCTCAGTTGTACCGACAGTCCGCCGCATCCAGCGCAAGCTGGAGAAATTTTCCGATGAGGACTTTTTGCTCCTCATTGGAGACCCATCTGCCATAGGCATTGCCTGTGCAGTAGCTGCCAGTAAAAACAATGGCCGCTTTAAGTGTCTCAAATGGGACAAGCGTGAAAGACGCTACATTCCATTGGAGGTTGATTTGTTCAAGAAAGGAGAATTAGATGAGTCTTACGAATTTATTTGAAGATGACGCAGGTGC